GAGGCCAAGAAAGAAGAAAGCGCCGCTGAGGCCAAGAAGAAAAAAGAAGATAAGAAAAAGAAGATGTCCAAGATCATGGACGAAGGTGCTAAGCCAGACTTCTTAGACATGGACAAAGACGGTGACAAGAAAGAGCCAATGAAGAAGGCAGTTGCTGACAAAGGCGGTAACAAGCCAGCCGGCAAGAAGGGAATGAGTGCTGCTCAAGAAAAATTCTTTGGAAAAAAGAAGACCGTTAAAGAATCAATTGAATCTAATCTATCATTCAAAGAAATGATGGCACTGGTTGTTGAAAGTGGTGGCCAGCAACAGATTGATCCCGTAGACAATCAACTGTGGGCTTGGGCACAACGTGTTGCTAAAACCAAGATTGGCGAAGGCATGAAGGCTGATGTTTATGCTGGTATGGTCTACGAACGTATGGGTGGTGCATTTGAAATGTATGATGTATTGAGCGAGTCGAAAAAAAAAATAGTTGAAAATCGCTCACGTTTAGATGAAGGCACGATGGACAAAGTCAAAAGCATGCTGATGTCTAAACTAGCACCAAAACTTTCAGATGAAGAAAAAGATAAAATGGCATCAGTTGCTAAACAAGTGTTAGGTAAAGACCGTGCAGATAAAAGCGATTTTACATTAGCAAATATCAAAGCAATTTCTAAGGCACTAGGTGTTAAACCAGAAGCTGCTAGTGAATCCATTGAAGAAGGTCCAATTGGTGACTTCTTTGGTCAGAAGAAAAAAGATCCAAAGAGCGGTATGGGAACATTAGGTGGCATCGATGCTTGGCATCCAAGTGCAACCTTGGGCGAAAAACTTACAAGTTTAACAGGAATACTAGGAGGCGCAGCCGCAACGATCGCAGGAATTTTCGGTGGCCCAGCTTGGTTAATTATTCCAGGCGTACTAAGTATTATGATCTTGAGCCAAGTCGGAATGAGCAGAGACGGATCTAGTTAAATAGATTTGCCGTTTGGTAACATAAAGCCGGCAATTAGTTGACCGGCTTTTTCTTTGACTATATAATAGTCCTATAGGAGAGAATTATGTCAACAAGAATGTACGGTCCCGAAGAAAAAGCCAAACTAGAACGTTTGATCAGTGAAGGTTCTAATGTGCTTCGTGAATTAGAAGATCTGCAAGAGGGTCTTAAAGAAACTGTTAAAGCTGTGGCAGAAGAACTGCAGATCAAACCCAGTATCATAAACAAGGCAATTCGAATTGCACACAAAGACAACTGGAAAGACCACGAACAAGAATGGAATGACATTGAAATGATTCTCGGTGTCACTAAACGTCTACCGGAATGAATGAGATACTAGGTGGAACATTTAGCTGGATCCGAGAGGACTACAAAAGTCATAGAGTACGTTTTTGTCTTGAGGTCCTTGCTTGGGCTATATCTATTGGCTGTTCTATCACTATGGCCGCAACCGTGCCTAATCCTCCTCTTCTGGTCTTGTACCCCATTTGGATTGCAGGTTGTGCTATATACGCTTGGTGTGCTTATAGTCGTCGTTCCTTTGGTATGCTGGCTAATTATATCTTGCTTACCGCAATCGACACCGTCGGACTCGTCCGGATGCTAATTAGTTAAATAAAGTTAGAAGGTAGGCGAGGCCATAATCCGCACACTGGTATTTGCAAGCCGTAAATTGCATAGGAGAAAAATTTGAGTTACGTAGACGCTTTCTATAATCGAGAGCAGGATATCATCAATGTTGTTGAGCGCAATGATAAAGGCGAACGGCATTACAAAGAATACCCTGCCCGTCATATATTTTATTACCCAGACGCCAAGGGTAAATTCACAAGTATTTTTGGACAACCTCTTTCAAGAGTGAGTTCCAAAAATGTCAAAGAACATCGCAAAGAACTTGCAATTCATTCAAACAAAAAACTGTTTGAAAGTGATATCAATCCCATATATCGTTGCCTGGAAGATCATTATCTCAATCAAGACGCACCAAAATTAAACATAGCGTTCTTTGACATTGAGGTAGACTTTGATCCAGAACGTGGCTATGCATCACCAGAAGATGCATTTATGCCAATCACTGCCATTGCTGTCTACCTACAATGGATGCAGACCATGATCTGTTTGGCAATTCCGCCCAAAACGTTGAGTATGGAAGAAGCTAAGAAGCAGGTCGAAGAATTTCCTAACACCTATTTGTTTGATAACGAAGCAGATATGTTAGACATGTTCTTGGATCTAATACAAGATGCAGATGTACTAAGTGGTTGGAACTCAGAAGGCTTTGATATTCCTTATACAGTTAATCGTGTTACCAAAGTGCTCAGTAAAGAAGATACAAGACGTTTTTGTTTATGGAATCAATTCCCCAAGAAACGTGAATACGAAAAGTATGGCAAGGCTGCGGTTACATATGATCTTATAGGTCGTGTACACTTAGACAGTCTCGAACTATATCGAAAATACACATATGAAGAACGTCATACATATCGATTAGATGCTATCGGTGAGATGGAGATTGGAGAAAATAAAACTGTCTACGAAGGCACACTTGATCAATTGTACAACAATGACTTCCGTAGATTTATCGAATACAATAGACAAGACTGTATGCTATTGGAAAAGTTGGACAAGAAATTAAAGTTCTTAGCCCTTGCTAACACACTGGCTCACGAGTGTACTGTGCTACTTCAAACAACAATGGGTGCGGTGGCTGTTACAGAGCAGGCCATTATCAACGAAGCTCACAAACGCGGAATGATTGTTCCTAATAGAATAAGTCGAGAGGAAGGATTTAGTAATCAAGCCGCTGGTGCTTATGTTGCTTATCCCAAAAAAGGCATTCACGAGTGGATTGGCTCATTAGACATTAATTCATTGTATCCCTCTGCAATTAGAGCGTTGAACATGGGTCCGGAAACTATTGTAGGACAACTGCGTCAAGATGGTACTAAAGATTATATTGCTGCCGAAATTGCTAAAGGTAAATCATTTGCATCAGCATGGGAAGGCGTATTTGGTTCACTAGAATATTCCGCTGTGTTAGAACGAAATGTTGGAAGAGAAATTACTATTGATTGGGAAGATGGAGGAGTAGATACACTAAGTGCAGCACAGGCCTATGATCTAATCTTTGAAAGTAATCAGCCTTGGATGCTTTCAGCAAACGGTACAATCTTTACCTATGAGAAAGAAGGTATCATTCCAGGACTACTCAAGCGGTGGTATGCTGAACGTAAAGACATGCAGGCTAAGTTAAAGGATTGTATTGCAGCCGGTAATAAAATTGAAGAAGAATATTGGGACAAACGTCAGTTGGTCAAGAAAATTAACTTGAACAGCCTGTATGGTGCTATTTTGAATCCAGGTTGCCGTTTCTTTGACAATCGAATTGGACAGTCGACTACACTTACAGGGCGTGCCATTGCTCGTCACATGGCAGGTAAAGTAAACGAAATTATCACCGGAGAAAATGATCATATAGGCAAAGCAATCATTTACGGTGACACAGACTCTTGTTACTTCTCAGCGTATGCTACGTTAAAGAAGGACATTGAGAAAGGAGCAATTCCTTGGAGTAAGGAATCAGTTGTTGAACTTTATGATACTATAGGAGAAACTGTCAATGGAACTTTCCCAAAATTTATGCAAGATGCTTTTCACTGCCCGAAGTCTCGAGGAGAGGTCATCAAAGCAGGTCGCGAGATTGTTGCTTCCAAAGGACTATTCATCACCAAGAAGAGATATGCAGTCCTTTATTACGACAAAGAAGGAAAAAGAACAGACACTGGGGGTACTCCTGGAAAAATCAAAGCAATGGGACTTGATTTAAAAAGATCTGATACTCCTGTAGTAATTCAAGATTTTCTTAGTGAAGTACTTACTAAAGTGCTCAACGGTGCAGGTAAGGAGGAAGTGTTAGAATATATCACTAACTTCCGCACTGAATTTAAAACTAGACCGGGTTGGGAGAAGGGTAGTCCAAAACGTGCCAATAACATTTCTCAATATCGCGACAAAGAAAAGAAAGCAGGTAAGACTAACATGCCCGGACACGTTCGAGCAAGTCTTAACTGGAATACTTTGAAACGTATGATGGATGACAAATACTCTGTAGCCATTACAGACGGTGCTAAAGTCATTGTCTGCAAGGTCAAAGATAATCCAATGGGGTATACATCAGTGGCCTATCCGGTAGATGAACTGAGATTACCTCAATGGTTCAAAGACTTGCCCTTCAACGATGCTGAAATGGAAAACGCAGTCATCGATGAAAAGCTAGAAAACTTGATTGGTGTCTTGGAATGGGATATCAGTTCAACTCGCAGTGATAACACATTTGCAAAATTGTTTGACTTTGAGTAAATTGCGGTTGCTTTTTACTCTAGATCTAAATATAATCTTAATATACAGGAGAACTTTCAATGAAAGACATTTTACAAGATATCGTATCGCACACACAGAACCTAGGCTTTTTAACCACAGTTAAAGTCACCGGCGATCAAAATAAAACCGTGATCAATTCAATGGCTGAGGACCGTTCAGTGATTATGGAAGCTGAAACTAATGCACCGTATCCAGATATGATGGGTGTATTTGGTATGCCGCAACTAAACAAATTAAAATATTTGTTAGACGGTGCTGAGTACAAAGAAAATGCCAAGATTAGTATCACTACCGCAGATCGCAATGGCGAAACAATTCCAACTGGTCTACACTTTGAAAACAAAGATGGCGATTTTAAAAACGATTA